CCCTGGTAACCACTCCAGGATTCGAGGAACCTTCGACCGTGTGCCACGATGGCTGCTGCACGTGATCGAAATTTGCGCCCTGATCCGGTGCAACTCCCAAGACGAATTATCGCTGACCGTCCGATTATCGGATCTTCAGCACAAGAAAATGCTGTTCTCAAACACGCTGTTCCCGCTGACCGTGAGGCTCTTTTGTCCGATCGCTCGCTCAACACCGCCCGAAATTTGCCTACCCATCTCATGATACCCGTTCCGGTTTCGACTCCAGATACGATTATGACTGCTTTGATTGACTCTTTCCCTCATTCTGATTTCGCACGGACTTTCTCTAACCAACCGCACGCCATCGCTGTTGCGGCTCGTCGAGCTGCTATTGAATCTATTCTCGCTAATATTAACTCTACTGTACAGGCTACCCGTCTTACTCTTGTTGGTCCTTCCGGTTCTCAGGTTCGAAAATTCCAGCTTGCTTTCCCCTTCTCGTCCATCTCCGTTTTCCAACCATTGGTCACTGGGCGTGATCAAGCGCGCTGGGCTCCTTTCCACTCCATCACTCACCCTGTGTACTGGAATGAGTCCACTTGCATCCCCAGTGATGTCATCGTTGCTCCTCTCTCAGTAGGTGCCTTCCACCCTGCTGACTTCGCGCGGGCAATGATCGCTTCCGGAGCTCATACCGCTTATGTGCTCCATCACTGGTCCGCTGCCGGTCTTATCGTCCCTACCACCGATGGCCTGACTGAAATGTCGTTTCGCCCGGATGGCGATCGATTGCACTGCACCTTCCCGGATTCTCCAGCGTACACTGACTCTGTGTCGGCCGCTCGAGCCTGGTTGACAGGTGACATTACTGCAGTCGGTCATTCCTTTGCGATTGACGAATTGTTGGTCTTTGGGTCTCTGCGCCTCATCAAAATTCAGCGCGGCGTTGGTGTTAACACTAGCCAACCGACCATGCGCTTGTTTGACGATCAACGTTACCTTCCCGCCTGCGGCTCGTACAAAGCTCGCCTCGTCCCAGCCCAGATTTTGTCAAAGGTTAATGACTATCTGGGCCGACAAAATGACGTTGCCGTCACTACTATTGTGGCTAGAAATCGAATTGCAGCACTCGCCCATAGAGTTGCGATTGGCAACGCCGTCATCCAAGACGCGATCATCATTGACGATGAAAGCGCCGGTCACATCGCTGAGGTGTGTGTTCGCGAGACTATGATCCGTCGCGCACTAGCCCAGGCTGAACAACGGCGCTTGGCAAAAGCCCTTGAGGTTGCCGATGCCAATTTCGTTGAGAAGGCTTTGGTTCGCGTCGACGGCCGAATTGGTTCCGTCCTATTCGCTGCCGAGGCGGCCTCAAGAATCGTCATTAATTCTTGGGCTTTGCCTATCAACTTGTTGCGTGGTGCCCCGCTTAAGGCTGTCGATTTCACTCCGGTCACCGGCAGCACTGTTGCCACAACCACCAATTCCGGTTTTGCGCGATTCATTGGCTCCACTATCGAGGATGATTTGCGCTTGTACACCCAGACGGCGACTGATCGACTGCGTCAAGCCCCCGTGCACCTTCCTCTTTACCGGCGTCGAATTTCTGCTCTGTCAGCGCGTCTTTATTATCTCTTCTCCCGCGCCGGCATCAATTATCTCTCCATTCTTTTAAATCATTCCCCTTCTGCCTTTAGAACATATGTTATTGATTACGTCACTCCTTTGGTTCACGTTGATCCGACACAAAATTCCGAGATCATTTGCTTGTTGAATGAGCTCCGACTTCTCCTCCACCAGGACCGCAATCTCGCCGATGCCTGCCTCGATCTTCTCAACCGATTGGCTGGGTTCGCGGGTTTCGTTGCTCTTCGTGGCCTCGCTATTGCAGAGTTGCTTGCGTACGCACCGCTTGCACTCCTCTTCGCCCTCTTTGGAGGTGCACAATTGGTGCGTCCGCCCGTTGCTCCATTTGCGCCGCCCATCAATCATGGTGCTGGGGGTGCTCCTGATGACGACGATAATGATGATGATAATGATCAACCACGACCTCCACGACCTCATTCACCTGCTTCTACTCTCCATTTGTCACCACTACACCCTCATGAGATATCGCTCCCTTCCTCCCGTTCGGTGACGCCGGTTTTGCAACCTGTTGCTATTGTCCCTCTCGCTCCTGTTCCCGCTGCTGCTCCAGTCGTCGCCGAAGTTGGGGAGGATGATGTCATTGTTGCTCCGATTCGCCTCCCTCAACCTGCCGCCCTTCAGGAAGAAGCTGTGGAACCTCCGGTCGATAGCAATCGTCTCGTGGTCCCGAATCTTTTCGAGCACCAGGGGCACTTGATGGCTCGCAACGATGAGCTCGCACTTGCTTCACTCGCTCTAGAGGCCGAGATCCAACATGAATTGGACATCATTCCGATCCAACCTCCTCCTCCCGTTGACCGTAATGTTGCCACCGGCCAAGTTGAGCTTCTCGCTCCGTTTTCACAGGGAACTTTCGAGAATGACTTGGACAACAACGCCACCATACTCCCCTTGAGCACGTTGACATTTTCCAGCTCGCTAGGTTCCCGAACGTGCTGGATCGCACCGCTGCTGTTGATGCGGTTGTTGGTCCTGGAACTCTCGGACGGACTATTGCACATGGGTTGTTGCATCGTCGCCCGGCCGACGAGGAGACTCTTATGGAGTTCGAAGGGCAGTGCTTTCGTAATGCGACTATCATCGGGCGTGGATTTGGTGCCACCGAGGAAGGCCAGACTATCCAGGCTGAACAATTCATTGATCGCGCGCTTGCTGTCATTGCTGGCCAAACTCAATTTTGCATGCCTGACATCTCCATCAATGGTCTACCAGCTGCTGCCAAAAGCACCATTCTCGCCTCGCTGCTCTCCAGCGAAGACTTGATTGTTGTGCCCACCAAGCAGCTCAAGGCAGAGTTCGAAGTCAAGTTTGCTCACATTGGGTGCACCATTCGGACGCAGCACAGCCCGCTGCTGAAACGACGCAACCAACGAGCAGTTGACCGCTACCGTCTCGTTGTCATTGATGAGGCTTATCTCCTTGAGTGCGCTCACGTGTCGGCTCTCGCTGCTCTGGGTGACCGCTGTATTGCTGTTGGCGATTATTCCCAGATCGCCGGTTTCCACACTCGCTCCGGAATTCGGTCCTATGGTTACCACCCTTCTTATGCTCGTTTTCGTATCCGCGCTCCTTTCTCTCTTGCTGTGCCCATTGATATCTTGCGCATTGGTATCCTTCTCGGTTTCTGTCCTAGTGATGCTGTCACCTTCAATTCCACACCTGGCTTGGAAATTCTCGAACTTGGAGTGGATCGTTACTACGATCCGGAGGTCGATGGCGATCACGCTGTTCTCGTTTTCAATCAAGCACGGAAACGTAAGGACTTCCTCACTGCTCATGAGTCGCAAGGCAGTCGTTTCCGCTCCGCTGACGTGTTGGTCCACGATGATGAGCAACACTTCATCCCCACTTCTGGCCACTTTTGGGTCGCTCTCACACGGGCCACTAATTACACACGACTCTTCCTTTGTCCGGCTGCTGCGCAAAATCTCCGTCTTGCCACCACTCCCATTAATGGCTCCACGGCTTACCTCGACCGCTCTCGGATCATTGCTATTGTCAATCAGTCCCACCAGTCTTTTCTGTCCAGCGATGATCGTGCCTTCCGACCATTGCTGATTCAAGCCATTGCTGCTTATGGCGTTGAAGGCGAGCGTACCGAAGTTGAGCTGACCCCTAGCTCCCACAAGCGTTTTGAGTTTCCACGTGAGCCGCCCCCGCAGCTCACCGCCACGGAAATTTCTTGCGCCTTGGTCACTGTCAACCTCAATGTTGATGAACTGAAGTATGATGAGATTGTTGACACCTTGGACCTTATTTATCCTGATCCGCTCACCGTTCGAGCCATTTTCCGGTTAGATCTGCAAGCTTCCCCGCACGCACCCTCCACTCTCCTTACTTCCGCTGGTGTTCCATTTAGGTCTGACGATGCTTCCACTGAGACCCACACAATCATTGACCGTTATTTGTGCAACGTTATCTTCAAGAGCAACCGCACTGCTCAAATTGCTAGGGAACTCGTTCGCGCCTTTGATCGAGCTTACATCGACTCGTCGAAGACTGTCGTTGTCCCGTCTGATCGAGCTCGGCTCTTTGTCGACTGGATGTCTTCTCGCGAGAATGCCACCTTCAATCCTACGCATTACTCCTTTGGTGAATCCCGCGCCACAACTCAATTCTCGTCCTTTATCAAGCAACACGCTAAGGCGAAGAACAAGGTCGGTTTCGGCCTGAAAATTGAGAAAGGTCAGACCATTTCCGCTGGCGATCAGAGTTATAATGCTCGTTTCACGACGCTCTGCCGCCAGATGAATGATTCACTGCAGCAGGTTTTGCGTAGCGATGTTATCCTAGACATTGGTTTCTCTGACCACGACTTCGAACACCGGTCCGTTGAAGTCGGTCTCTATTCTGAGGACAACACCCAGATTGACCTCGACTCGCAGGATTCATCCCATCGTGAGCATCATGTGCTTTCTTTCATTGAACTCCTGTTCCGCTACACGGACATCACTAGCGAAGAAGCTACGCTCTATTACAACATGCGCAAGCACTTCGTTGTTCGAGCTCGAAATTACAACAATCAGCAATGCATTGTCTACGAGCAATCATGGTCTCTTCCATCCGGTGACCCTTTCACGTTACTTGCTAATTGCATCCATGAGAGCACCAGCACAGCATACGCTTTCGATCTCACCGCTGATCAAGCTGGCGCATGTGTTATCAAAGGTGATGATCAGTACTACAAACGCCATCTCGTTTACTCCACTGCTGTGAAGGATCGCTGTTCTGAGCTCGGCGTCTCCATGAAGATCGAACACGGTTTGCCTCCTTTTGTCGTTGGTCGATTCATTCTCCCTGACTCCACAATTTACAACGATCCCGTGAAACACGCAGCCAAGTACTCCGTCCGTCGCTCCGCCCCTGAACTCGTTGAAAGTTACTCCCAGGCCATGTCTGATCTCTTCCCTCAACCGTCACCCGCCACTTTCGATTTAGTCTGTCTTTATGCACTTGCGCATCACCCTAATATGCTTCTCCCGGATATTTCTCTCCTCTTCCGTTTTGTTCTTGGTCTTTCTTATCCCGACTTCTATCGATCTTTCCAGAACCCTGAGTTCCATCACAATCGTCATATCGTTGACGCTCCCACCGATTGCTTCAATCATGTTCTTGGTGCTCTTCGTGCTCCGCGTGTTCCGCGCGCTGAGCTATCCACTCTTTCTACTTTGAATTTCATTTTGCACCTTGAAAAACACAACGTTCCTTTCCTTCACTTGCCCGGAGCAACCCATGAAGTTATTCGTCAACGTTCGCTCGGTCTCCCTCACACTGTCGTTCTCAATGATAATCACTGCGTTGTTTTCACTGATTCCTATTAACTTTAACATAGGGTTTTTCTCGCTTTCATAATCTCTCACACTCTCGCCCAACATTCCTCTCCATTTCAATTTCGAGATTAGGTTGCAATGGATCCCAGCTCCACCCCCGCCATCGTTCACTCCTTCACCATCTCCGAGCCCCTGCTTGATAACGTCGTTCTTGCTGTTAACCCTCGCACTAACATCAATGTTATTGCTGCGTTCTTTCCTTTCGAGTCCGTCAAACTCGTCTCAGCTGTCGCCAAGGTCACGTTCCGTCCTGGCACCGCTGGTGACTCCGTCATCCTCGGTATCCTCCCGACCACCACCGCCGCCAACGCTGCCAACACCACCAACGCACAATTGGTGGACATTGCCTACTTCTCAACCACAGATGGCAATTCCATCACCGTCGCCCTCCCGCCTGACCACTGGTTCGGCAAGCAGATCAAAGGAACCAACCTCGGCAACGCTGCTCCCCAGTTCTGCGTCGCCCCCTTCGTCGCAGGAGCTGCCGGTGCTCAAGTTGGACGCCTCATCGTCCGCTTCGTTGTCGAATGCACCGGCTGCAGCGCTTGATAACGGCGGCATCAACTCCACCTTCTCCTGGTCTTAGACCACCCCATAATTATGAATTTCTGTTCACCGACGTGTCCCTCGCGGACGAACGTGATCATTAATTCCCACCACCTCTCAACGCAAATAAGCAAGTCTTAGTTTGCCTCATTTTCTTACTCCTATCTCCGTTAGCTTTTGCAGACGAACGTCGAATGGTTGCACTTGAGGAAGAAGCGAACGCTTCGACTTGCGGTGGTGCACGATAATTTTTGTTTACTCCTCTCTACAATCAAAAGAATTGCGGAA